GTTGGCTACAAGGGTGCTTCTGCATTCGACGCTGGTTTGTTCTACTGCCCATACGTTCCACTTCAGATGGTTCGTGCGGTTGGTCAGGATTCTTTCCAGCCTAAGATTGGCTTCAAGACTCGCTACGGCATCGTCGCGAATCCATTCGCTACAACAAATGCCACTGGCGCCATCGGCGGCGGCGGCACAAACAACCAGAATCTATACTACAGGTTCGTCAAGATCACCAACCTAATGTAAGCATTTCGCTTACAGCACCAACGGTATACAGGGGATCTCGCAATTGCTCCTGTATACACACCTTAGGGCTTGGAGTAAAATCCAAGCCCTATTTTTTTGTATGGTGATAACGCTCATATAAATATAGTCACATAAGAGGAATTCTAAAATATGAGCGCATTAGACAATCAGCCCACTAATCCGAATTTTCTAAGCCCTCTCGGCTTCAAGTTCGTTATTAAGAAACTACCTAATGTAAACTATTTCTGCCAATCAGTGCAGATCCCGACTATTAGTATGACAGTCATCGAACAGTCATCGCCTCTTTTAAATATTCCTCGATTTGGTGATCGAATTACATATGATCAACTATCTCTTAAATTTCGCGTCGATGAAAACATGGCCAATTATCTCGAAATCCATAATTGGCTTACTGGGTTAGGGCACCCAGTAAGTTTGAATCAGACGCGCGATTTATCACGGGCTTCGGATATTCCAAAAGTACGAACGGGTTCTGCTCTTTCTATGGTTAGCGATGGTACACTTATCGTTCTATCTTCGCATAAGAATCCAACGGTAAACATATTCTTTCGCGACATGTTTCCCACAGCTATTACCGAATTAACATTTGACTCCACCGCAACCGATATTGAATATCTGGAAGCCACAGCATCATTTCGGTATCTTCGATATGACGTAGAAGTATTGACTTGACAATGCATTATTATTATCATATAATGCATTATGAAGAAAACAGAAATTATAGCCGCATGGAAAATAGATTCCCATATTGATGATAAGTTAGATGTGGATGATCTTGTTTTGATGCGTAATATGTCATTACACAGCAAGTATGTGGAATGGCTTAGCCACGCCGAGGATGTGCGCCGCGGCCTGGAAGTTCATCGAAAAAACTTATGGCGGAAGCTATATGATTATTATCGTGGAGCTTCTACCGAAGAGGATCTTAAGGAACTGGGCAAGGAACAGAATCGACGCAGGCTGTCAAAGTCCGACGCTAACGAATTTATAGAGACAGATTCTATTATGATAGAACTTGAACGTAAATTAGACATTCAACTTGAAAAGGTTCGCATATTGACCGATATAGTCAGGCAGATTGGCTTTCGTAATAATTCAATCGGGAATATTATGTCTTGGCGAAAATTTACCGCCGGTGGTTAATATAACGATAGACAAGATATCGGAAAGTTATATTCGTCTACAATGTGAAAGTTCAATATTGCGCGAACTCTCCGACCGATTTACTTTCGATGTGCCCGGAGCCAAGTTCTCGCCCTCGTATCGCCATAAGATATGGGACGGAAAGATACGCTTACTCGATTCGAGAAAGCAGACTCTATTTGCTGGTTTGGCCTCTAGTGTAGTCGAATTCGCAAATGAACGAGATTACACAGTATGCGATAATACACAGCTATCAGTCACGACTAATTTTTCAGTCAATATGGCTGAGCAATTTATAGCAGCACTTCAGCTTCCCATAACACCACGCGATTATCAGTTGCGCGCATTTACTCAGGCCGTAAGAAATCGGCGGGCTGTTCTAGTATCTCCGACAGCTAGTGGTAAGAGCCTGATTGCGTATATGATTACGCGATTCTATAATAAGAAAACATTAATAGTTGTACCTACGGTATCTTTGGTATTGCAGCTTGTAAAAGATTTTCAGTCATACGGATACGACGAACCCATACACGCCGTGATGTCAGGTGTAGAGAAAGCTACCGATGCAAGTATAACTATATCTACATGGCAATCTCTCTACCGCGAGTCGGCCGAATATTACGATTCATTTGAAGTTGTCATAGGCGACGAAGCGCACATCTATAAGGCCAAGAGTCTTATCTCAATCATGACGAAAATGAATCATATTCAGTATAGATTCGGCATGACCGGTACATTAGATGGCGCAGAAGTAAATGAGTTGGTTCTTACTGGTTTGTTTGGTGTAATTGAGAAAATCATCGATACTGCGACTCTTATGAAACAGGGATCGTTGGCCAAGTTAAAAATCAAGATACTAGTATTGAAGCATGATAAAGAAGCAGCTAAACTGCTACACGATGAACCCTATCATAGTGAACTCCAGTACATCATAGAGTCACCTGAACGAAATAAATTCATTGTGAATTTAGCCAATTCACTTAAAGGTAATACGCTGATTCTCTTCGCATATGTCGATAAGCATGGGCGAATACTTCATGACTTGATAAAGTCACAATGTACTCATGATAACGTATTTTTTGTATCGGGTGAGGTAGAGGCCGAAGATCGAGAGGCTATACGAGCTATCGCAGAACAGACTAATAATGCAATCATCGTAGCCAGCTATGGCTGTTTTAGTCAAGGTATAAATATAAGAAGACTTCATAATATTATATTCGCGAGCCCGACAAAAAGCAAAATCAGAACGCTTCAGTCTATTGGTCGGGGCCTTCGATTATCGAATGAAAAAGATGAATGTAGACTATTTGACATTGCCGACGATCTAACGCACCGAAATAAGAAAAACTATACGCTGAAGCACCTTATTGAAAGAGTGAAATTATATAACGCCGAGTCATTTCCATACGAGCTTCATAACATAGAACTAAGGAGAAATTGATATGAGCGTAATTTATATCAAGACATATGCGGGAGAAAATCTATTGGCTACACTGATCGATGAAACCCCAAACACTATTGCAATTACTAACCCTCTTAAAATAGATACATATATGACAGCTAATCGCCTGATGACTACTATATATCCATGGGTGCCCATTCGCGAATTGATGGCAGGCAACTACACTCTAGATAAAAGTAAGATGATTGGGATTATGGAAATACCAGAACATGTACTAACAAATTATAATAGAATAATTAATGACATTCATAGCGACGATGACTATATGGCATCTGACGCAATGGCAAACGAATCTGATATTGAGAACGAGCAATTAATGAAAAATCGAATTCTGCACTAATTTATTATGGAGCGCCAAATGTTATCTGCTACTAAGACTACTGCTAGGCCCACTGCCAAGAAAACCGCACGCGCGAAGTCCAATCACTATGTCGATAACAAGTTGTTACATAGCGCAATGATATCTTATAAAAAAGAACTTAGGCGAGCAAAGAGAAATAATACTCTTCCGCCGCGGGTATCTCATTATGTGGGCGAATGCGTCATGAAGATTGCTACGCATTTGGCGCATAAGCCAAACTTTGCCGGATATTCGTTCAAGGATGAAATGATATGCGACGGTATAGAAAATTGTCTACAATATATTCATAATTTTGATCCCAAGAAATCCCAGAACCCCTTCGCCTATTTTACTCAGATTATCTTCTATGCCTTTCTGCGCCGAATCCAGAAAGAAAAGAAGCAGCTATATACCAAGCACGCGGCCGCACAGATGAGCGCCTTAACCAATACTCTATCTGATATTCAGGAACATGATGATCCTCGCGGAATAGCTCGCCGAGATACATCCTATGGCGAATGGAGTCAAGACCAGATGCTTCGCTTCATGGAAGAATTTGAAGCATCGAAAAGTAAGCGAACTAAAAAGATAATTGTTGACACACGGCTAGAATAAGCGTATACTGTATATTATGAAAATTGCCGTTATAACAGACACTCATTGGGGGGCGCGCGCGGATAGTCGAGAATTTCTTGACTATTTCGTTCGATTTTACAATGAGATATTCTTTCCCGAAATTGAGAAACGAGGTATCACTACGATTCTTCATCTGGGCGATATTGTCGATAGGCGTAAGTATATTAATTATGTGACACTTCGTATGCTACGCGAGCATTTTATGAAGCGTGCTGAAAATCTTGGTATTGATATTCATGCGATTGTGGGTAATCACGATGTTCCATATCGCAACACAAATGAAATCAATGCTCTATGCGAGACTTTTAGCAATCAGCCCAATCTTCATTTGTATTCTGAGCCAACTGAAATGACATTCGATGAATGTAATATTCTTCTAATGCCTTGGATTAATTCGGGCAATTACGCAGAATGTATGAATATCATTCAGTCCACTCGGTCGCAGATCATGTTTGGTCATTTGGAAATCAAGGGATTCGAAATGCATCGTGGAGTGGCCTCGCATGAGGGATTCGATGCTGCGAAGTTCGATAAGTTCGATATTGTAGCCAGCGGGCATTTTCATCGTAAATCCACACAAGGTAACATTCATTATCTTGGCGCGCCGTATGAAATGACATGGAACGATTACGATGATTCGCGTGGCTTTCATATCTTCGATACTAGTACACGCGAATTTGAATATATCATTAATCCACTTCGTATGTTTCATAAGATATGGTATAATGATGAAAATAAGACTATGAATGAACTAATCGAGCATGATTTTCAATATCTAAAGAATACATATGTAAAGGTTGTCGTACAGACTAAGACAAACCCGTATTGGTTTGATTTGTGGCTCGGTAAGATATACGAAGCCGGGCCTCTAGACGTTGATATCGTTGAAGATCATAATAATCAAGATAATCTAAGTGATGCCGACATCATAAATAATGCAGAAGATACTATGACTATTCTAAGAAGCTATGTCAAGAATCTTGAGACAGACATCAACAAGACCGAACTCGACGTATTGATGCGGTCACTATACGATGAGGCCCTGAATATGGAAAATGACGCTGCATGAGGCGATGAATGTCTATACAATTTAAGTGTGTGCGGTGGAAAAACATTCTTTCGACGGGCAATGTATTTACGGAAGTAAAGCTTGATAAGTCTCCAAATACGTTGATCGTGGGCTCAAATGGCGCGGGTAAATCGACCATTCTCGATGCTCTATGCTTTGGGCTATACGGTAAATCGTTTCGTAAGGTCAAGAAGGATCAATTGATCAATACGATAAACAATCGTGATGCTGTCGTAGAAATTGAATTCGATTCATATGGTAAATCATTTAAGATCATACGAGGATTAAAGCCCAACATATTTGAAATATATCAGAATGGTGAGCTACTAAATCAGCCGGCCGCTGTGAAAGATTATCAGGAAATTCTCGAACGAACCATATTACGTATGAATATGAAGTCATTCGCGCAAATTGTCGTTCTGGGATCGGCCTCATTTGTGCCCTTCATGCAATTATCTACCGCGATTCGCCGTGAAGTTATCGAGGATCTTTTGGACATTAGAGTATTTTCGACTATGAGTACTCTACTTAAGGCTCGTATAGCTGAATTGCGAGAAACGTATCTAATCAACAATAAGAATATAGAATCCACTCAAAGTTTAATATCGATGCAAGAATTGAATCGCGATAGAGAGACTCGCGATAGTAATCGGGTGATCGAGGAATGTAAGGAGTTACAATCCACGATTAACAATCGTATTGCGACCATGCAACAGCAAGTGAGTGATATTGAACAAGAAATCGACACTCTAACTGAAACGATAAGCGATAGTGACACTATTAGAACGAAGCTATCCGATATCGACAAGATCGAGTCGAGCCTAGAAAAGAGACTTCGCGGTACAAAAAAAGTCATTGCGTTCTATCAAGATAATGATACTTGCCCCACATGCATTCAGCCAATTGGCAATTCTTTTCGCGACAATCAGATTCTTGAAAAGAATACCGTAATGGTCACACTCAACGAGGCTATGCTAACACTATCAACTCAATTGAATGCAGTCACCGACAGACTAAATGAAATAACCTCAATTCAGAATAGAATTTCGATTAAGCAGCGAAATATAAGCGCATTAAATGCTCAGATAAAAACAGATCAACGCGAAGTGGCTATTCTTTCCGACCGCATCGATGAAGTATCAAAAAAAGAAATAACGGAAGTGGTCGTAATGATCGATGATCTTAAACAGAAACTCGATGGCCTTAATGCTATTCATGAGAGTACTATTCGGGCCCGAGGAGTGCATGATATCGGAAGTGTCATTCTGCGAGACACTGGTATCAAGTCTCGCATCATAAAGCAATATATTCCCGTTATCAATGCGTTGGTAAACAAATATCTTGCTGCTATGGATTTCTTTGTGAAATTCGAATTGAACGAGGCTTTCGAGGAAAAGATTCTATCGCGCCATCGTGACGACTTTACATATGAGTCATTTAGCGAAGGCGAGAAAATGCGTATTGATCTGGCGTTACTATTCACGTGGAGAGCAGTAGCACGAATGAAAAATAGTGCCAACACAAATCTTCTAATATTGGATGAGGTATTTGATGCGTCACTTGACACCAACGGCTGTGATGAATTTCTAAAATTGATTCATAGCCTCGATAATACGAATGTCTTCGTAATATCACATAAGGGCGATATTCTACAAGACAAATTTAGAGCGTCTATTCGATTCGAGAAACATCACAATTTTTCAAGAATAGCTTAAAGACATATATATTTACAATGAATGGGCAATTTCAATGAAAGCATTTATAACAGGAATCACAGGGCAGGATGGTTCGTATCTGGCCGAGCTATTGCTGGATAAGGGATATGAAGTTCATGGCATGATACGCCGATCTTCATCATTCAATACGAAGCGTATAGATCATATTTTTGATCGAATCACTCTACACTATGGAGATATGACAGACGGGTCAAGTCTATTGAATCTTATTGCGTTGATTCGCCCAACCGAAATATACAATCTCGCAGCGCAGTCGCATGTTATGGTTAGCTTTGCAAATCCAGAATATACAACCCAGACCAATGCATTGGGCGTATTGAAAATTCTCGAGGCTAATCGGATTCTGGGATTGAACGCTCGCGTCTATCAGGCCAGTAGCTCCGAAATGTTTGGGAGTGCGCCTTCACCTCAACTAGAGATTACACCGTTTCATCCCTGTAGCCCATATGGCACTGCCAAGCTATATGCTCACTGGATTTGCAAAAATTATCGGGCATCCTATAATATGTTCGTCTCTACGGGAATTCTATTCAATCATGAAAGCCCAAGACGAGGTGAAACTTTTG